TTTCACCCCGTACACATGTTCCATTACCCACGGAACAATTTTGCTCAGATATTCTTTTCCGGATACTTTATTTTCTGCAAGGCTGTCCGAGAATTCGTTATATTCCACATTTTCTTCCCATGTCATAGCTCTGCATTCCAACAATACTTTCTTAGCCATTTTTCCTGCTCCTTCCTTACGCTTCTACTGTTTTAGTGTATTTTTCAGTCTTATTGATCAAAGTCACAACTACGCTGCTGTTCTGTGCATTTTCTTTATAAAATGCGCTGTAATCCAGCGTTTGTTTGATTCCTGTAGGTCCGTCAATACTTGGCGTATTTCGAGAAATTTTCATTTCCGGATACAGGAAAGAAAGGCTAAAATCCCCTGTTTCAAAAAGAATTTCCGCACTGATAGTAGTACTTTCTTCCGCATATTTGATAAACGTATCATCGGTGAAAAATGCGGTCATACTACCGGAAAGATTCAAGATACCTTCATTCAATGCTGCCCTGAACCCCTTGCCACCTATAGCGTAAGTATCACCGTCAAGGTTCATATTCATTTCCATAGATACTTCGGTACAAATAGCGACAAGTTCTCCGTTGATCTTAAACGAAGCCATAAAGTTACTGAAACGGTCAAAATTCAAGGTTCTCGGGGACGAGCTGATAGTAGCATCAAGAATAGTTTCATTGGCTCCCATCATGTCAATATTTGCCGTCAGTTCTCCGTCGCCGCCAACGGTAATACTCATAGTATTTACCTTGCAGCCGCTGTATTTTGCATAAACGCCAATATCAGGAAATGATTTTTCTATAATCAGCGAGGGCTGTCTCCGGGACGGCTTAAATACATGTTTGTATGTGCCGCCGGTATCTCCCGCAGTGGTAGTCGGTTCATCAAAAATAGCCATAAGCCAATAGCCAAAAGATGTTCCATCTACCGGAGCTACAAGTTGTCCTGCTACGTCGATATTACCCATAATCGGTTCGACAGGGTCACGCCGCCCTGTAATGGTACTTGGATCTGTTTTATTTTGTGTTGCAGTCAGGGCATTAGAATTGAACGGTAAAGAAATTGCCCTTGTCGCTAAATCACTGGGATCTGTTTTATATGCATCCTCAAAAGCAATCAAGCTTTGCGTATATACGCCTTGTTGCTGTTCGCCATTTGCCATTTTATTTCACCTCTCATTTTTATTACTTGTCTGTTATTGAACTGTACCGCCTGAGCTGGCTAACAAACGCTGAATTTCAGGCACAACAGAAGGGAAATACCTGAATGTGTCAACTTCCCTTTTTTTATTGTATTTACAGGTAGTGTGATACCATTGGCCATATTTTTCGGTTTTCAACCCATATTTATTAGCGATACGCCCAACCATACTGCCGCTAATTCCACATTGGGCGCCAACTTCTTCCGCACTTAATGTGTCCGCCATACCGCCCAGCATTGGCATTATTTCTCTGCCTGCCAAAATATCTACAGCATTTTTATTGCAGATTTCTTTATAGTTATCACTTTTGGTATTTTCTGCACACTTTAAAATCAATGCCGCCATTCTTGCCCGGCTGTTATTAAGACGTGCTTTGCTGTTATTTAGCTTCGCTTCTACTTCTTTAGCTTTCATTTCTGATCCATAGCTGCCGGTTTTCCGAATCGCAGGAAGTACATCACTTGTTACCCAGCGTTTGAATTGTTTTGCGGCAGGCAACTTGCTAGATAGAATTAATGAGTATAATCCGCTTTCGTTGATAACTAACAGCTCTTGTTCTCCGCCATTAGTAAGGGTACGCTGTTTTAGCGTATCCTCTGTATCAACGTGTTTTCTAATAGCTTCTGCTGGTCGAACATAACCTAATATCTCCGCTACATCTTTGCCAACAAACCATGGCTCGTTATTTCTTTCAATTACTCTAACTTTGCCAAAAGCTTCATTTTCAAAAATTTTCAGTTCAGTTTTCATTGTTTCTACCTCACTTACTTTATCAACGGATTTTAAAAATCTGTCATACCTATCGGTCCCAAAATCTGCTCAAACTCCCATTCCAAATGTATTAAAGCCGTCCATAACCGCCCCGCCTGGTCCACTTCGCCAGTGAATACGACTTGAAATACCTTCGGAGGAAGCTTTTTATCCTTGTAGTTATTAAGCTCCTGCTGAATTATCTGTATGATGTCAGATGCCAGCTTATAACTTCTCAGGATGTAAACCTCACTGTCGGTAACAACGTAATTATCTTCGCCTGCTGCTTCACTTGATACACCAACAACAAGATCGCAGGAATATTCAGCCTGTTTTGCCAGCCCTTCGACTTTCCCCGCATTATAAAACATCAGATACGGGACTGAATTTATATCCGGTACTTCGTTTGTATTGGCGTATTCTACAGCAACAGTTATTCCTTTGCCGAATTCCTGCTGGCAATAATCATCCAATGTTTGAGAGTTTTTCAGATATTCTGCCAGTTTCCGGCTCATTTCAACCATATTAATCTGCTGCAGCATTTAAATTCTTATACACCGTATATTTACGGCCCTTTCCTTTCTTTTTATCAAAACCGCCATTTTCCATATACTCCTGCACTCGCTGCCTTACATAGCCTGGTATTGCCGGTGCGATCAACATATACGATTCTTCAACGAACGGCCGTGCTGGCGTTGTCAGGGTCTCTGTCGTCGGCCTTAAATGAATGCCTTTCCTGTGGAAATCTCTCCGCATTCCCGGAGTTACCAGTTTCGTATAACCGAACTCCTGCCTGTTTCCCTCATAAGCCGCTGTGCGGCTTGTCCAGCCAACACTTACGCTATTATTAGAGGCATTGTAGGCATAACCTAACGCATTCCGCAGTTTCCCGTACCATTCTTCCGGTGCGGTTTTTACCAGTTTCTGACGTTCTGCGAGTGGCCAGCGTTCCTTCCAATTTTGGCCAGGGAAATCACCGCGGATGTCTTTTTTCAGTTGCTTCTGGACCATATAGCCCGTACTTTTCAAAACGCTTCTTATAAACCTCGGATTATCCTGTAGCCAGCGTTTTATCTGCGGTGTTATATTATCTTCCAACGTGATTTTGAAATACATTATTTCTCAAATCCTCTCGCAAAGCCCTTATTATTCTTAGAGCACGACAAAACTATGGTATCGGCTATCGTGTCCCAAAGAGATAATTTATCAACCCGCCATTCACTGTTTTTGTGGATTATCTTATCTCCCGGTTTAAACCCCTGAATATCCTCAGCCAAGAAAGTAAATTCTGCTTCATCTCGAACCGCATCATTTACCGTAGTATTCCGAAAAAAGTTTTTTCGTACCGCTGCCGCCGATCCGATATTGACTATTGCAGGTACTTCTTTGCCGTTATATATCACAGGTTCGACTAATTCACTTTGCCATATTGATTCTCTGACCGCCTCTTTTATGCTCATATGATCCACCTTAGAAAGAAGGCGGACTAAGCCGCCTTCCTGATTTAGTTGATTTTTACAAAAACCTTACCGGCAGAAGAAGCCGCGTCTTCCCATACGATACCAGCCAGGACTTTATCGTCTTCTGCTAACACTGCAGGTTCTTCTGCTTCGGATAATGCCGCTGCCGCCGCAGGTGCGGTTGCTGTAATTTTTTTAGTGGTTTTGTCGTAATAAACTTTTTTGCCTTGTTTCAGTTCTTCTTCCCCTTTTGGAAGCGCAAATACACCTTCCATATAGACGGCGATCAAATCACCGGTAGACGCACTTGTCGCAGCAATACCGATAACGTCATTAATGACGATAATATCACCTCGTACAACGTCCTCAGTGCATACATAATCAAGATTCTCACCTTGTCGTCTAAACAACATTTTCTATCACTCCTTATAACTTATTTACCCGGATTTTTTACCAGGCCACGAGTATCTAAAACATTGATTGCAAAATCGTGATACATACGGAATTTGATGCCCAAAGTGTTAAAGTCTGTACCAGTTTCAATGATCGGCGCAGAATTACCGTTCAGATAGCAGACTTCAATGGTATGGACCTGCCCTTTGGTTGCTACCAGATAATAAGCGGTTTCGCCGCTCAATTCGTCCAAAGTAGCATCTACGATCAGCTCTAAATTACTGCGGCTTCTGTTAGCCGGATTGCTTACACCGCTATTTTTACCTTCCGGATCAGCGGTAGAGGTCAAAAGCTGTTCTGCTGTAGTTTCCAACGCCGCCGGAATGATCAGATATTTCGGCACGATGTTGAGTACCATTTTTTCGCCCAGCTTTTGTTTACGCATCAGTTTTTTAGCTTCGCCCAGGGATTTTACAGACAATGCCGCAGCAGTTCCCAGATTGCCCTTGTCATTGCTGTAGTTTTCTGCTTTCACCAATGCCTGATATGCAAGATAGTTCTTGTAGCGTTCCATAGAAGCGCGCATCAGACGAGGCACAGAAGTCAGAACACCCAAATCATCGTTGATCATCATTTCACGGCTGAAATTCGTAGCGTCGCCATAGGTTGCCAGTTGTACGCCAACAGAAGCATCCTGCA